CTACTCTCAGTTATTTAAATACGCGACGCCTGAGATGGAAGCATTCGAGAAATTAGTAAATATTGTCGAGGGTCTAGTTAAAGACCTAAGCGAAGTAAACGAGAAGTTAACACAAGCAATATGAATTTTATCACAATCCCATATGATTTATTGGCGCGTACAGACTTGACCGCATCAGAAAAGAATCTGATGGGATTAATTCATAGTTTGTCAGCTAAGGAAGGGTATTGTTTTGCAAGTAATCAGTATTTAGCTGATGCGTTAGGGATGAAATTATCAGGTGTAAGAAACTGCTTAACAGAACTTTATTCAAAGGGTTTAATCACTAGAGTTATCAAGAGAAAAGACAACAATGAAATTGAATCTAGAGAGATAAAACTGGTTACCCCTATGATGCTACAACAGCATACCCCTATGATGCCACAGCAACATACCTCTGATGCCACAGCATCACATAATAAAGAAACTAATATAAAAGAAAATAATAAATCTATTGAACGCTTCGAAGAGTTTTGGAATATCTACAATAAACGCGTAGGTAAAGAGAAGACAAAGGCTAAATGGTCTAAGTTAAAACAGAAGGAAGTAGATGCAATATTCTTAGCACTACCAAGCTATGTAGCTAGTAGAGAAGTTAAGTTTAGAAAAGACCCTGAAAGATACCTGACTCATAGAGTTTGGGAGGATGAGATGCCAAGCGATTCGCCTGCTTCAATTCCACTATCAGCAAATAAAATAACTGAAATCATAATCCCTGACAACTTTTAATAATGAATCAAATCCACGACAAAATGCTAGAGGCTGATGTTATAGCCTACCTACTAGACAAACCACACCTTGTTAAGGATGCGGTTAAGATAATAGGTGAGAAAGCGTTTACTGAGCCTCTGTTTATCCACTCATTTAACGCGATGGTTAAGTTTTATTTAGATAATAAGGCTTACACTCGTTTTGATATTTTTAAGCGCTTAGGAGGCACGGAATACGTTAGTACAAAGGAAGCACAATCTATCCTAACGATAATGCCCTTGGGTACTATCGAGTTGTTATCCGCGTGTCAGGACTTAAAGTCTACTGAAAAGAAGCGTTCCTATCAGCAGTTAACTAATGAGATAACTTTTGCCCTTAACTCTGGCGAAGATGTATCAACGATACAGACTATCATAGAGCAAGGGATTACAGGTATTGAAGACAACAACATTAATAGCGAAGTGTTTTCCCTTGGCGACGTTTATGACAACGTAATGGACAAGCTAGAGGCTAACGCAGGCAATGTAAAGTTTTCGGGAATAGATACAGGTTCAAGGAAGTTGAACTATGCGTTAGGTGGATGGCAGGAAGGAATGATTGTTGTAGCGGCTAGACCATCTATGGGAAAAACTATCGTTGGGTTAGATTTCGCCAAAGCCTCCGCTAAGTCAGGTAAGCGCGTATTGTTTCTATCATTAGAGATGCCAAAGGAATCGCTTCTGTATCGTTACATTTCATCTGAAGCACCTGAGTATAAGTATTCAGACATCAAGGCTAATCGTATCACACAAGAGGACGTAGCTAAGATTAGAGTATCTAATGCTAGGGAACTTAAACGCTTGCCGATATTCTTTTACGATTCAGATAATCGGGACATCAACTACCTATCGATGGTATTGACAACGGAGTGTCGCAAGAATAAGATAGACATTGTAGTTATTGATTATATGCAATTGATTAGAGACAATCAGATGCGCGGGCAGGATGACTTTTCTCAGGTGTCATCTGTATCCAACAAGATACAAAAGTTGACTAGGAAGTTAAACATTCCAATCATTTGCCTTAGCCAGTTATCGCGTGGTGCTGAGGGTAGAAGTGACAAGCGTCCGCAGTTATCTGATATTAGAAGTTCAGGTAACATTGAGCAGGATGCGTCAGTTGTTATAGGTTTATACAGACCATACTACTACGCTCAGGCTGATGCGCGCGCCAACAATCAACCTGTACCACCTAATGATTACACACTAGAGTTTATCTTACTTAAGAACAGGGATGGTATGACAGGTGGTGTAGTCAGGTACTGCGATGTAACAACGAATAGAATCGCAGATGAGGAAGAGGAATTATTTAGGTTCACGGCTATTGAGCCTGCCTACAAGAACTCTGTATTATCTAAGATGGAAGTTGATTTTGATAATGATGTAAAAATAGAACCTTTTTAATATGCCAATTAGAAGTTTAGAAGAAAAGGCAGAGATTGAAGCAATTGAAGCCAAAGAAAAGGAAGCTAAAGAAAAAGCGACTCCTAAAAAAAGAAAACCCAAAGTTGACTCTTGGTACAAAGATATGTTAGCCACAGGTGCAGTGCCGAATTGGGATGGCGGAATATACATTTCAGAAGGGATGTATTTATATCCCGATGGAGAACTAAGAGATGAAGATGATGATGAGGATGAATATGATGATGAAGAAGATGAAGACGATGATGATGAATAATATGAACATATACCAAGAACTCAAGAAGTTTTCCCACATCAAGTACTATGATGAACCTCATAAGTATTTTATAGGTGAGCAGGAGTTAGTATCAGGTACGGGATTCCTTAAGCTATTTAAACCTGAGTTTAATGCCAAGGTAATGGCTGAGAAATCAGCTAAGAAGCTAGGTGTTCCTGTAGAAGAAGTCTTAGCAGATTGGGACTTTAAACGAGATTTCGCGGGTATGAAGGGCACACTAGTCCACAACTTTGCGGAGAACTATTGGTTCAATAAGATATTCCCATACAACTCTCAGGTCGTTATAGATAAGTTCGGTGAAGACCATATAAAAGAGCGTTACGATGTATGCGTTCAGATGTTCCTAGATTTCTATCGCGACTCCTCCCCTGCCCTAACGCCTATCACAATGGAGTTAGTTATTGGGGATGCAGAACTTGGGATAGGGGGTATGGTGGATTGTCTATTCTATAACGAGAAACTTAAGGAGTATCAGATATGGGACTATAAAACCAACAAGCAGATACGAATGAAGTCGGAGTATCGCAAGCGTTTCAAAGCACCTATTTCTTTTATAGAGGAATGTGAGTACGAGTTGTATTCGCTTCAGCTAAACCTGTACAAGTATATCATTGAGAAGAACACCAACATTAAAATTGGTCGATTGTACTTGGTATGGTTGTTCGAGGAGAATGAATCGTATCAGGTAATTGAATGTAAGGATTATCAATCAACAATAGAGTTAATGTTTAAACATAAGAAATAATGAAATCAAAAACAATTTTTAAAGAAAAAGACAGGGTATACGTCACATCTTTAGGATGGGGCAAGGTTATCGATGCAGGATGTTCTACTCTAACTGGATGGGTAGGAATAGAAACTGATGATGGCAGAATAATACACGTTGATACCTATTTAGTTTCTTTTACAGAGTACACGCTTGAAGGATTCTCTCAGGAAAGAAAAGACGAAGACCCCGCGTATTTTGGGTGGAATAATCCTGTACTATCTAGAAAAGAAGTATTTGATATAATTGAGGGCGAAATAAATTCTAGTCGAGTTAAGGCAGACTTATTCTTAGTATCTAAAATAAAAGAAAAATTAAGAGAGGTAGCATTTATTAATGCAAAAAAAACACTAAAAGAACAGAAAGATTAATTAAACCAACCAAACAATGAAGATATTCAAAAGGGCTGTTGCGGAAATACCAAAATGTGGAGACCGAAAGACATTTACATTCTTTGCATTCTTTCCTGTTCGTGCAATGTCAAAAGATGAATTGATTGAGCATACGATATGGCTAGAACATTATACTATGGAAGCTATTCATTCAGGTAATGAATGGATATGTTTAGGTAATTATATAATAGAATAAATTTAAACCAACCAAACAATGAAAGACGTATTGAACAATGAGTTAGAAGACATCAAAGAAGGTGTCGGAATCTACCTACGAGATGCCTATATGAGAGGCTACGAGCACGGGGAACAGAGTCAGTATTTGATTAATTCAAAGCTATCTAATCCCAAGTTAATCCTTGGCGATTTCATCAATTTCATTAAGAACTACAAGATGACAATGCTTGACGGAGAAATTCGTTTCTCCAACAACAACTACGTTTATATGGACGAGAACATTATTAACCTTTTCTTACTCAAATATGACTATGACGCGGAATGAATCTTTGTTAATTAGAAAGACTAAGAAGTACATTAATTCTTTAGGATATTTGTACTATGACGTACCTAATGCGGGTAGTGTAATGTTATTAAAAGAAGGTGGAGATAATAACCACTACCTAATGATTATCTTTACAGGACGCAATAGGTTGTGGGAATACGATAGGCGCCACTTTAGTATGGCAACATTGTATCCTAAGAAGTTTGT